AGGGGGGTCCCGACCGGGCGGACCGTGCTGATGCTCCACCCGCACGACCCTGCGGCCCCCCTGGGCGAGGTAGTCTCCTGCCACTGCGCGGCGGAGTACGTCCTTGTACCGGTGTCCTCGCTGCACCGAGAGGAGCGCATCGAGCGCGAGGACGCCAACGTCTACAAGGCCGCGGCCGTAGGTACGGTCCACCAGCGCAAGGACGGGCCGTACAGGAAGGTGGCCGAGGGGAAGTGGGAGCCCGTGCCCGGGAAGGGAAGGCCTAAGGCGGAGCCCCCGGAGCTTAAGGCTCCGGACCTCAAGGGGGACTTCGAGGCCCTCCGGGGCAGGTGGGGCGCCAGGGGCGTAACCCTCGACGTGTACCCGAACGAGAGGACGAAGACCGCCAGCGTGACCATAAAGGTGGACCCCAGGCTCCGCGGGCGGGGCCTCGCCACGGCCGCCATGGAGGACGCCGTGCGGCAGGCGGACCTGCACGGGGTGCGGCTCGAGCTGTCGCCCACGTCCGAGTGGGGCTCCAGCAAGGCCCGCCTCACGGAGTTCTACAGGCGCTTCGGGTTCGTGGAGAACAAAGGCCGCAGCAAGGACTTTACTACGTCGGAGACGATGTACAGGCCCGTGCCGGACGGCAAAGGTACTTGACGTACTAGGTAAATAGGTTTATACTAGGGGTTAACATGGAAGCAGCCGTAGCGGACAGGAAGATCTCCATACACTTCCGGCAGTACCAGGCCCCGGACGGGGCGGCTGCGGTCGAGAAGGACGCCTCCGACGGGCTGAAGCACCGGTACCTTACCGGCATAGCCACGGGGCTCCGGAAGGACCTCAACGGCGAGCGGGTCACAGAGAACTGCATCCGGAGCATAGTCCGCCAGGCCGAGGCCGGGGACGTGCTGCTGTACACGGACGTGCACGGCATCAAGGCGTCCGAGGACATCGGCATCCTGGCGCACTTCGAGGTCAGGCCCGACGGCGACTGGTACGTGGAGTTCCGCCTGTACGACGCCTCGGACAAGATCGGCCCGGAGAAGCTCGAGACCATCGACACGATATGGCGGCAGGTGAACGGCCGGCCCCCGTACACGAAGCCCCGCAAGAAGGGGTTCTCCATAGAGGGGACGCTGCCGCCGGACCTGATTAAGATGCGGGAGGACCAGAAGGTCCTGGACGACATCCACCTCGACGGGGTGCTCCTCGTGCCGCAGCCGGCCTACGAGGACTCCGTGGCGCACGCGGTGTACAAGGCCCTGGGCCTGGAGATGCCGCACCAGTTCAGGGCCGGGGTCCGCGAGCTGTTCGAGCAGAGGGTCGAGAAGGACAGGGTGGGCCGGACCTACACGGCGGCCCGGTACGACCTCGACCAGGCCAGGGACGAGAAGGTAGAGCAGGTAATGGGGTCCGACGCCGACGACAAAGAGGCGCGGATCAGGACGATATACGAGGAGTACGGGCAGCTTTCGGGCGAGCTCGTGCTCAAGTCTGCGGCCCTCTTCGGGCAGGACGACTCCGAGGGTACGGATGAGGCAAGCCCTTATTCCGCCGGAAGTACGCGAGCCGAGCGCTTGCGGGAGCTCCGGGACCTTGTTAACGAGCTGTTGGCCGCGCACGGAGGGGTAGGGACATGAAGGTAGACAACGGAACCCAGGTCAACAAGGCGCTCGCGCCCGAGGAGAAGCAGCTCATCGGCAACATCCGGTCGATACTCGACCAGCTGGAGCAGGAGGAGCAGGCGGAGCCCGAGGAGGGCGCCGAGGGCGGAGAGCCCGCGGACGAGGGGGACGGCGGCCTGTTCGCCGCGGCCATGAAGGCTGCGGGCGAGCTCGGCGCCGACGGCACCCCGGAGGGCCCCGGCGCGGTCAAGAAGGGCGCCTTCGGGTCCGGCTCCGGGGACCGCGGCGCGGTGGCCAACGACAACGCCGACGCGCGCATGGACGAGGAGCCCGACGAGGGCGAGAAGGCGCTGGCCCTCATAGGCAAGGCGCTCGGCCTCGTGAAGCCCAGGCAGGAGGTCCGGAAGTCCGCGACCCTGCAGGCCCTCGAGGGGATCACCCAGGTGGTGGGCCGCCTCGCCGCGCAGGTCGACCAGCAGAACCGGGCGTTCGCCAACCTCGTGGACGGCATGGGCCTCGCCGAGGTCACGAAGTCCCAGGAGGCCGTAACGGTCAGGCAGGCGCCCTCGATGCAGGGCGGCCAGCAGAACGCCGCCATGGAGATGCTCGCCGCCGCGATCCTCAAGGCCGCGGGCTCCGACGGGGCCGCCGCGCCCGGCAAGGACATGACCCTGGGCGACGTGATGCAGGCCATCGCCCCGAGGGACTGAGCCCACCGCAGGCACAGACCAAAGGAAGGTTAGAAGCATGAACATAGTCGCACAGTTCGCGAACATGCAGCAGGACCGCAAGACGCTCATCCGCAAGGCGCTGGACTCCAGCGCCGGCGTGGGCGGCGCGCTCGTCCCGCAGCACCTCGAGAAGACCATCACCAACACGGTGCTCAGGCTGTCCCCGGAGCTCGCGCTCCTCGAGCCCGAGTTCGACCCGCAGAAGCTGCACGAGTACAACCAGCTTACCGCGCTGCCCTCCGCGGGCGGGGCCATGGGCGAGGGCGCCACCACGCCGGTCAAGAACGGCACCTACGCCCGCAAGTCCATCACCCTCAAGGTCATCCGCCGCAAGGGCACGGTGACGAACTTCCTCCAGGACGCCTCCAAGAGTTATATCGACGCGGCCGCGGCCGAGATGGAGAACCACCTCCAGAGCCACGTCTACGACCTCAACACCTACAACGTGTGGGGCTCCGCGGGCGCCAACGCCTACGCGTGGGACGGCCTCGACTCGATCTGCGTCAACGACTCCAAGCGGCGCATCGTGGAGGCGGTCGCCGGCGTAGTGCCGGCCTCGCTCAAGTTCCTCGACGACATGATCGACCTCAACCTCCGCAAGCAGGGCGTCGCCCACAAGAAGGCGTTCCTGATGTCCCCCGAGATGCAGTCCCTCACCTCCCGACTCCTCACCAACGTGAGGCTCGAGCAGGATGTGGGCGTGACCGAGATCAAGGGCGGCTGGAGGCTAATGACCTACCGCGGCATCCCGATCGTGCCGACCTCCCTCACCTCCCCCGGCGGCAAGATGGGCGCGGTCACTGCGACCTTCGCGAACTCCGGCGGCACGGTGGCGGACGGCGCCTACTACTTCCGCGTGGCGTACGTAGACTGGTCCGGCGAGTCCGAGGCCTCCGACGAGGCCACGGTCACCTGCTCCGGCGGCGCGGGCAACGCGCACGTGGTCACCCTCGCCTGGACGGCGGTCGACGGCGCGATGTTCTACAAGGTATACGCGGCCATCACGACCTCCGGGGCCGAGAAGCTCGTGGCGGTCCTCCCGGCCGGCACGTACCTCGCCGACGGCACGCCCGCGGCCAACGTCACCGGCTGCGCGATCTCCACGGCGCCCGCGACCCGCAACCCGACCGTCACCCTCTCGGCGACGAGCGGCGTGACCACCGGCCCGACCCTCTCGGTCCCGACCGCCACGATGGCGCTCGACGTGCCCTACGTGGCCAACGCCGGCGTGGTGCCCGAGACCGTAATACTCTGGGACCTCGACAAGTACCAGGGCCTCGGGAAGTTCCCGTATACCAACCAGGGCGGCAGCCGGTTCAACGGCATGGTTACCATGGAGCTGCTCGCGAGGACGGACGACAACATCCCGTTCCTCATCAAGTCCTACGGCGGGCTCTGCCCCTCGTTCGACCTCACCTCCGTCATCCACCGCGGCCTGAGGGTGGCCTAAGCCTACGGCGGTCCTTACGGGGCGGGACCTCGAGCGCAGGGCGGCGCAGGCCGCCCCGGCCGAGCCCGTGCCCGAGGGGCCGCCCCCGGCCCCGGCGCCCAGGGGGCGCGGCCCGGTCCTAGTGCGGATGTTCCACCCGGACGACATACTTACGGGCGGGATTACGTGCGGGGTCGACGTCGAGCTCCCCGGAGGCGGGACCGAGCGCGCGGAGATCGTGCGCGGAGTGGCCGAGGTCAGCCCCGGCTGCGCCGAAGTCCTGGAAGGGCGCGGCTGGGTCCGCGGAAACGAAAAGGAGAACACGGAATGAACAAGAAGTTTATGAGCAAGGAGGAGGCGTTCATGCTCCAGAACTCCTCCCCTGCGCTGCAGCTGTACGGCGTGGGCGACCGGCTCAAGGCCGTAATGGACGCCGCCGGCTCCGTCGGGGAGGTCTACTACCTCGACCCGACTAACGGCGACGACTCGAACGCCGGGCGGCTGGGGGCCCCCGTGAAGGCCCTGGCGGCGGGGTACGCCCTGCTCCGGGACGGCTGCAACGACTGCCTGGTCTACGTCCCCGGCTCGGGCTCCGTGAGCCTCGCCGCGGGCTTTACCTGGGCGAAGAGCTACGCGCACTTCGTAGGGGCCTGTTCGCCGACCCCGTTCTCCCCGAGGTCTAGGCTGTTCCTGGCCGCCGCGGCAGCGGCCCAGCCCTTCCTCTTTAAGGTGACGGGGCAGGGCTGCTGCTTCCTCAATCTGCTGTTCTTCATGGGCGTAGCCGACAATACCGCGGCGCACGCGGTGGTAGTCACTGGCGGGCGCAACTGGTTCAAGGGCTGCCACTTCGCCGGGATCGGGCACCTCACGATGGACGTGGCCGGGGCCGGCTCGCTGCAGCTGGACGGCGCCGAGGAGAACCTGTTCGAGGACTGCACGGTGGGGCTCGACACCGTAGCCCGCACTACGAGCACCCACGAGCTCGAGTTCAAGAACGCCGCCGTGAGGAACACGTTCAGGCGCTGCACGTTCGTGGCGTACGTAGCCGCCGCAGGGCACGCCCTGGCGGAGGTTACCGGGGCCACGGGCATCGACCGGGTCCAGAAGTTCGAAGGCTGCCACTTCATAGCGGACTCGCTCAACCAGGCGGTCGCGCTTACTTCGGTCTTCAAGATCCCCGCAATCTCCCAGGGCATGATCGACCTCGACGTAGGGTGCCATGTCTCGAGCTGGGGCGCCGCGGCGGCCTGGGACTCGAGCTCGCGCGGCATCATCTCCGCTGCCATGGTCGCCCCGACGGCGGCCGGCGCCGGCGGAATCTCGACGCACAAGTAAGGACTTAAAGATGGGAATGAGCCCCCTCGACGTTAGGCAGCTCCTCGAAGGTTACGACCTTGAGGAGAAGCGGCAGCTAATCCTCCCAGGGACCCTCGTCCTGGGGGACGCTACCGTGGGAATGCCTTCAGCCGAGGGGGTCCTTCCTTTTATGCAGGTAGCCGGCGCGGGGGTCCCCGCGGGCGCGTACGTCGTGTCGGTAGACCCCGCCGGCCCCTCCGTAGAAATTTCGGCCCCGGCTGTGGCCGCGGGCTCCGTGAGCTTAGCGTTCACCACGTTCGTGCAGCTCTCGGACTCCTGGCTCGCCAACAGGCGCGACAGGTTCGTCCTGCCGTGGGTGGAGCGCAAGGTCGGCTTTTCGGTGTCCGGCGTGCAGCGCAAGACCGAGTACCACTCGGGCACGGGCTCGTCCCTGCTCATCCTCGACCGGCGCCCCATAGTCGAGGTGCACTCGATAAACCTCATCACGAATCCGTCCAACTGGGTGTTCGTCTCGCCCACCTCCGTGGAGGCCGTCTCCGAGGAGGGGATCCTTAAGCTCAAGACGGTGCTCGAGACCTGGCAGCCCTTCACGCCCGCCTTCCCGCGCGGCAAGGACAACATCAAGGTAGACTACTCGTACGGCTTCGCCACGTGCCCCCCGGACGTAGAGGAGGCCGTCAACTTCATGGTCGCCTCCCTCGCCCTCGGGTTCCTCGGGGCGCGCACGGGCGGCGGCTCCCTCTCCACCTCCGGGTACAGCCGCAGCTTCGGCCCGCGGGGCAAGTATACGGACGTACGGAACGACCTCGACCGCAGCGCGTACGTGCTGCTGAAGCAGTACTTTACCGGCATGGTGGGCGGATGAGCGGCGAGGCGGTCCTGTTCGAGTTCAGGCAGGCCATGCGGGACGCGCAGGCTGCAGCCCGCGAGTACGGAAACCTAGTAACCCTGCACCTGAGGCAGGCCGAAGGCGGGGTCTCGCGCGACGCGTACCACGGGATATACGACCGGGCGGGCGGCGTAGACCTGCCGTTCAAGTCCCCGCAGATAGACTACTCGCCCACGAAGAGGCAGCTCGAGAAGGCTGGGCTCCGCGAGGACTGCGAGGCCGTAGTCTGGCTTGCGGCCCAGGACCTCGAGGACGCAGGCGTGGACTTCAACGGGCTCGAGCAGACGCGGACCACCGTCACCGTCGCCGCAATACCGGGGGAGTCTGGGGGGGCCTCGTACCAGCTGCGGGAGAAGTCCCGCGCAAGCCCGTTTGCGAACGGATACCTTCACAGGACCCTGGGCCTGACGAGGCGCGGATGATACGGGCGGAGTTCTCGCAGTCGTATTCCGCTAAGAGGGCCAGGATCGCCAGGCTCCCTAAGCTGTACGCGAAGGCCGCGGAGGCGGGCGCGCGGTATATGGCCGAAGAGCTCGTACGGAACTTCCACGACGGGATAGTCGACGACACGCTGGGCCTCGAGCCCCTGCGGCCCCGCACGGTGAGCCGCAAGGGTGCCCTCGGGTACGACGAGCCGGGGACTCCGCTCTACGGCATGGGCGACGCCGAGTCTGAGCGCTCGTACGCCAACATGATGCGGATATCGAGGAAGGGCACCAAGTTCGTAGTACGGCCTTCCAGGGCCCTGCACTGGTCGAAGAAGGTCCCCCTGTCCACGATGTTCCGGGTCCACGAATATGGTGCCACGATCACGGACGGGTTTGGCAAGGGCATATTTATAAGGATTCCGCCCAGGCCCGCGTTTAGGTACGCGTACGATAAGCTCATGCGCAGGCTCGAGCGCAGGGACCCGGCCGCGGAGGTCAGGGCCGCGGCCCGGAGGTTCGTAGCCGACGGCGACGCGGCCGCGTTCCGCGAGATCGAGAGGCGGTCTACGGGGGAGTATAGTGAAGACTAAGCTCGACCTCCTAGACTCGGCCTCGGGGTGGACCCTCACGGGCTCCGTCTCCGCCTCGGTCAACGGGCACCCGGAGTTCATAGCGGACGCGCTGACGGGCTCGCTGGTAGTGCACTTCCCCGCAGGCTCCAAGGGCAGGGGCATAAGCAAGGTACTGGACGTGGACGCGTCCGGGTGCTCCGAGGTGACCCTGTCCGTATGGTCCCGGTACTTCCGGGGGACCCTGGGGCTGGACCCTGCGGAGCACAGGTACTCGATAGCCTTCGAGGCCACGAAGGCCTACTGCCTGCCGCTGCCGTACGGGTTCGATTCCGTAGACTTCGGCATAGACGGATGGACGAAGGCCACGAAGCTAGAGGTACTGGCCCTGACGGACGACGAAGACTGGCTCGTGCTCTCCGCGTGCTACGCCGTAAAGGAGGACCTCCCGCTGGACTTATATTCGGCCGTAAAGGCCGGGATCGCGGCAAAGGTCCTCGAAGTGGCCGGCAAGGGAATTCCGCTAGGCAAGGTAACGTGCGCCGCCGGGGCCGAGTCTATAACCCTGGAGAAGTACGACTACGTAGACCGGTACTGCACGGTGCTCATAGACGACGGCGCAAGCTCGGAGACCCACCAGGTCAACAGGTACGACCGCCCCAGCTTGTGGTTTGGGGCCGCCGGGGACGGCACGAGGACGAAGTACGCCCACGCCGCCGCAGACACGTACCTCGTACTGCCCGTGGACTTCGGCGTAGAGGAGACCGAGGCGATAGTACCCGGAGTCTCGATATACGGGATGGCCACGGCCGACGCCCAGACGGACCAGGACACGTTCACCGTAATAGATACGCTGGACCTCCTGGGCGGCGCCGCGGCGCGGCGGGTCCAATGGCTGCAGGAGTACGACGTGTTCGTAGACTGCGAGGCCAGGCACTCGTACGTGCTCGCCCTGCTCGGGCGGGCCGCCAGGCGGTGGATGGCCGGAAGCGTCCTGTGGGTGGACGGCAGGAAGCTCGAGCTCGAGTGCGGGGACGGCGACTTCGTGGAGCCCGACTCTGCGGTGAACGCCGTACCTAAGCTACAGTACCACCTCAAGGTAAAGGTGCGCGAGGAGCGCGCAGGCCGCGAGTACCTGCCTGCGACCGTGCTGCGCACCTTAACTTATACGCCTAGCTTAGGCGTGGTATAATGTTTGAAACGGAGGGCTGCATGGCGAAGGCAGATTTGGCAGAGGAAGCAGGGGCCGAGCCGGCCGCCAGGGCGGCGCCCAAGGCAGCCCCCCAGGCTAGGCAGTACGTAGCGACGTTTACGGCCAACAGGTCATTCGAGGCGCACGTAGGCGGCAGGGTAATAGCGTTCGGGCCGTACGAGTCGGTTGCAGTAGACGAGGGGACCGTAAGCCACAGCGACTTCAAGGCGATCGTTGCCGCCGGGCTCCTCCAGGTTAAGGAGGTTTCCAAGTGAGACGACTCGGAGTATACGGGGACAACGCCCCCACCAAAAAGGCGGGCAACGTCCAGGCGGCGGACTTCCTCATAGGCGGGATCTGCGCCCACTTCTCGCGCAGCTTCGACAAGGCCTTCGAGGTCCGCAGCCGCAGCGAGCTCGCCGCGATCTTCGGCCCGCAGGAGTACGCGGGGCAGTACGGCTGGGACGCGGCCAACGGGTTCTTCGACAACGCCGTGAACATCCCGGCCAAGCTCTACGTCTGCTCGCACGTAGGCTACACCGGGTCGGCCATCGACGGGGTGCAGGCCTCGCAAAACGTGCCGGATACGGACGCCTCGCCCGAGAACATCCTCGTGGTGTCCGCCGGGTACCAGGGCAACAAGGAGTATGGCATAAGCGGAAACCGGACTGGCATCACGCTCGAGCTCGGCAGCCGCTTTGCCACGACCTGCGCCGTCACCGCAACGGCCCTCCTCCTTAAGGTCGTCCTCGCCAGCGTGGCAGGGGTAAGGGTCGGCGACCTCATAAAGTTCGTCTGCACTGGCGCCGGGGTGGGCACGGTCTACCTCAAGTGCACCGGCGTAGACGAGTCGACGAAAGAAGTCGCCTTCGCCTCAGCCATAGGCGCGGTGTTCCCGGCCTCCGGCGATACGGTGACGGTGCCTGGCTTCAAGATCCGCACCTGGCGCAAGTCCGTCTCCGGGAACGTAACCGAGGTGGACTCGGACCTCGGCAAAACCTGGCTCACGACCGAGCCCGAAGTCACCGACTACTACGCGCCGAACGTCTTTGCGTCCTCGAACTGGCTCACCGTGGCCGTGGGGTCCACCGCAAGCGCCCTGGCGTACAAGTTCCCCGCGGCGATTTCGGCGATAGCCTACCCGACCAACGGCGCCGCCGGAACCACGGCTACGACGGCCGCCCACTGGGACCGCGCGCTGCACACGTTCGACGGGCTCCCGGTGAGGGTCCTCATCAATCCGGAGACCACGCTCGCCGCCGTACACTCGGCCGGCGAAGTTTACTGCAAGGCGCGCGGCGACTCCCCTAAGTGGCTCGCAGTAGCGCCGCAGAGCCAGACGAAGGCCCAGCTCATAGCCATAGGCAACAACTGGCAGCGGGCCGACGACGTGATGATGGCCTTCGGGGCGCAGTGGCTCGAGGTCGAAGACCCGTTCTCGTCCTCCGGGCTCGCCAGCCCGCGGCAGGTGCCGAACGTAGGACACCTCATGGGCGTGATCTTTAGGACGATCGCGACGCTCGGCATCCACTACATCCCGACGAAGGCTGTGCCCGTGCTCGGGGCGACCGGGGTCGTAGGGGACCAGTTCCTCAACGACGACGACAGGACGGACCTCGCGGATGCCGGGGCTAACTGCGTCCAGAGCCTGCAGGGCTACGGGATCGTGCTGCGGAACCTGTTCACCCTGTCGACGGATTCGGCGTTCAAGTTCTGGAACGGTATCATGATGCGCGACTTTATCAAGGCGTCGGCCGTCGACAGCCTCCAGGGCTCCGAGAACACGCCGAACTCCATCGGCAGGATCAAGGAAGACCGACAGGCGATCTACAACTTCGGGCTTAAGCTCTGGCGCCAGGGCTCGACCGGCAGCGCCCCGCTGGGCGAGACCTTCGGGCAGTGGCAGAACGACGACGGGTCTCTTACGGTGTTCGACGACCACTTCGAGGTCGAGGGCGACATCGTGAACAACCCGCTCGACAAAGTCCAGGCCGGGGAGCGCAACCTCACTACATACTTTACGTTCCCGACCCCCGGCGGGTCGATAAAGATTTCTGTCGGCATTATGCTAAGGGGGTAGTAGGTGAGCACGAAGAACGACATCGCAGAGAAAGACAAGATATTCGTGGACGGCGAGGAGATCGCCGGGCTCGTCTCCGTGGGCGAGATCGTCCTCGAGAAGGGGCTGGTCGACGTCCCGCAGTTCAACCGGATTATCCAGGTCCACAACGGCATCACGAAGATTCCGGCCGTGGAGCTGGTGTATAAGGTCGCCAAGGGGTCCAACACCTACAAGAAGCTCACCGACTGGTACACGAAGGAAGAGACCCACGACGTGACGAAGGTTAGGACGGACGCGCAGGGTGTCGAGTTCGCGCGGACGCTGCTCCCCGAGAGCGACTGTATTAAGCTGGGTGAGCCGAAGTACGACGCCGGGAGCCCGGACTACGCGAAGATAACCATCGCGATTATACCGGTAGACATTACGCCGCTCCAGGTTGCGTAAGGCAAAGGAAGGAGGCCTCCTTTGAAGCTACCGATTCCGTTCCTGCTCGGAGACCGGCTGTACGCCGGCGCAGAGTTCAAGCGCCCTTTGGGCGGGGTGATCGCCGACGCCAGGCGGGCTACAGAGGACGGCGACCCGTATACGGCCATGCACCTGTTCGCGGCCGGCGGGACGCTGTCGCTTGAGTACGGCGGGGAGTCCGAGGCCGATGCGGGGCAGATTAGGTCCGCGCTGCTGTCCGCCCCCTACGCCGACATTGAGTGGCTCGCCCTCCGGGTGCTCGAGCTCCTCAAGGCCGACGCCCCCGTAGACGTCGCGCTCAAGTGTCGGTGCGGCCACGGGTGGTCGCAGGAAAGCCCGCAGATTTCGGAGCTCGAGACCGAGTTCTACGGGGCTGCGGATGGCGCGCCCGAGGTACCCGAGCCCGAGGTCGAGCTTAAGGCGCCCATAGAGTTCAAGCGCAAGGGGCAGGACGGGGAGGTAGTGTTCTCCGTCTCAAAGCTTAAGTTCCAGGCGCCGACCATCGGGTCCTGCATGAAGGCTTACAAGAAGGTCGGTCTGTCGGACAAGTCGAGGTTCCAGTACGCCGCGTGGGCCGAGTCGATCCTGTCGCACGACGACGAACCTGCAGACCCGAAGTGGCGCGCGCAGTGGGGGGCCCTCCTATTCGAGAAGGCAGACCTTGACGACCTCAAGGCCTGCGCGAAGGAGCTCAACGCCTACGGGGTCAGCCCGTACTTCAGGGCGCACTGCCCCAAGTGCGGGCGCGAGTGGGACGCAGAGGTACCTACCGGGGATTTTTTCGCCTCAGGACTCCGGGGATAGTCAGGCCGGAGTCCGGGCTGCCCAGGGAGGCGTGGATGTTCCCCGCGGCCTACGGGCTAGACTTAAGCCACGAGGACCTGATCGCCGAGGCGGTGCACGTAGCCGCCTCCACAACCGGGGCCTTCTCCTATAAGGATTTGGTGGAGATGCCCGTCGACGACTTCCTCGGGCTGCTTAGGGGCATCGAGGCGGCAAAGGAGCCTGCGCACGATGAGGAATAGGGACGACGACGTAGGGTTCGGCTTCGACCCCGAACCCTTCAAGTCCGGGCTCAGAGAGGTAACCTCGGGCTTGGACCGCCTCGAGAAGACGACCGCGGGGGTCGCCTCGAAGATGGGCGGCGCCATATTTAGGGCCGTAGCCGCGGTAAAGATCGCCGGCGCCATGGTCAAGAGCTTCATAGGGACAGTACGCGAGCAGGTCCCCGAGATCGGCATGGCCTTCGGGATAGCCAAGGAGATCGCGCTCAAGAACTTCCTATGGCCGCTGAGGCAGGCCCTCGCTCCGTTCCTGCAGAAGATGCTAGACTGGGTGCGCGACCACCGGGCCATGTTCGTAAGGTGGGGGCAGACGGTAGCAAACGCCTTCTCCGTCGCCGTCGGGTTCGCCAAGAACCTATGGAACATCATGAAAGGCCTAGGCGAGGTAGTCTGGAACGTAGTCAAGAGGTTCGTAGGCGGCGGTGGGATCGACAGCGCCATGACTTTAGTGCTCGGCAAGATCGCGATAGCCGGCGAATTCGTCAAGGGCATATTTGATAAGATCATACACAACCCGGAGTTCCTCGCGTTCGTCAACGGGCTCGCGGACCTCGTAAAGGGGGCGCTCGACCTCGTACTCGGCGTAGTCAAGGCCTTCGGCAAAGGGATACTCGAGTCGCAGCTTAAGGACGCGATGACTCCGATAAACGGGATCGTAGGGGCGCTGAATGGGCTCTTTCGGAGCCTCAACGACCTCGTGGGGTCTAAGGAGGGCGGCGGCTTCCTGACCTGGATAGGGCACAACTTCGGGAACGCCGTACAGGCCGGGCTGCTGTCTACGGCGACGGCGATCGAGACGGTCGTCGACGCGCTGCAGTGGCTCATCTACGCGATCAAGGCGGCCGTGGCGCTGTCCAAGGGCGCCAACCTGGACGAGCTCGGGGAGATGGCGAAGGGCGTCGCCGCGGAGCAGGGCGCCAGGTGGTCGAAGCTCCTGGGGAGCGCGAAGGCCCTGGGGTCGGACATGTTCAAGCAGTTCGGGCTCATACCGCCCGAGATGACGCCGGCCGACCGTGTGCGCGCGAGGGGGCAGTCCGAGAAGTTCCCGCTCAAAGTCCCTGGGCTCAACTATGTCATTGCCCCTCCCCGCGGAGTCGGCCCCGTGCCGCAGCCCACGGGGAGTAGTGCGTCCCCTCCCCACGGAGTTGGCCCCGTACCGCAGCCCGCGGGCAGCGCCCACGACGCAGTGATTCAGAGGGGCCGGATTATAACGATCGACCCCGACGACGT